GCGCAAGAAAACAATCAAGTGACCGATAAGATCCTTTTACGGAAACTTACCAGTGTGCCTGACAAAGGCAATAAAAGTCGCGTAATCGCAATTTGCGATTTCGTTACTCAGTCTATGTTAGCACCTGTGGAAATGTTTATCGTGAGCATAACTATGAAACTGTTTCAGAAACAGTGTTGTTATTACTCACATAACAAAGGTTGGAATGATATTCAATCCCAACCTCCGGAAGTCCGGGCAGGCCTAGTATCATTGGATGCTAGTGCCTGGACCGATAACCTACCGGCGTCTCTTCAACACATTGTTATGAAGGCGCTGTTTGGACAGAGACTGGCTGAGGCGTGGTACGCTTTAGCAGTTCGATGTCCATGGTTCGTTGCCCCCAAGACTCGCCCGATATTTTACGGGAAGGGTCAAGGGATGGGAACAAAAGGCAGTTTCGCAATTGCGCAACTGACTGACCTGATCTTTATAAAGTTTTCTCTTGAAGAACTTTATCCAGATTCTAAAGGTACCTACTTTATGAAAGTAGGTGACGACCTACTAATTAGTGATCCTGAACATAAATTTGCTCAGAGATATGAAGCAATAGGGGTCCCAATTAACAAAACAAAGAGTAAGTTCGGAACTTCTCTTGGCGTTTTCACAGAATTCGTCTCCAGAAATGCATGGAATGGTAATGACTATTCCATAATTTCTCCAGGCTTGGTTTCTAAATTTCTTAGAAACGACCATTACGGGCCAACCTTCTATAATCATTTAATAGAAAGGATGAACCCCAATTATGCGCCTTCTTTTATTGAAATTTTCAATATGAAAGGCGATGCATTATTTAGTCCTGAAAAGGACCAAACTGCTTTGGTAGACCGTAGGAATACGGTAATCAAGTTGACCACCGTACTTGATTTAATTGAGGAAAATCCACTAGTGGAAGATCCCAATAAATATTGGGAGAACGATGAATTTGAAGTAAAACTTAAATTCTTCGAAAACCTTATACTAACTACACTTGGAGCTCACGTTTACCACGCAACACAGTTGGCGGCAAGTCGAGAGACTAAGATCGCACGAGCTAAAGCACAATTGCTTCTAAATCGTTTGGAGTTATTGCCGGATAGCATGGACTTAATGGACATCATTGAATCTGATTCAATGACCCTTAAGGATGCTGCTGCCGCACAAGAAATGGTATCTCTTGCTGGCGTTTCACGAGACAAGTATGATCGTGGAATCAAGACTGTTGTTCCTACGATGACCGTCTTCCGGGATGAAAATGCAACCTCACTG